CATTTTCTCACGGTGGGGGGTGACCTTTAGTTCAAATACCTAAAGTATTTGTCTAAAAGTTAGTACGAATTTGAGGTAAGTCTGGTATGAATATTTGCATAGCTCCCATGCAGAAATTAGATATGTCCTGAGTGCATAGGTTAGCTATGCGTCTGGTGCATGTCAAATCAATTCCGCAACAATCGTATTTAGATAGGTGCTTCAGCCTTAGATAGAAAATAAAAATGGCGCAGCTTTGGTTTCTGACTCTAACGCCTAAAAGCGTTGCCCGGAAAATACCCGTTATCAGATTGTGTCTTAACTTAACATGCAGGATAAAACCTGTCAATGGCATTTCTGCATGGCAGGCATGCAATCTTTGCAATGGTCAATCCTGTTCGGCGTGGTATTCTAAAACCATCAAAGGGCGCTTTCACAGTCCGGCTCTTTTTTGCCTCCCTCCCTAGGCGAAACTTAGTCGGACTTTGCAAGCGACCGCTTGGAACCCTAGATAAAGGTTTATTAAAATGAATAGCAATATCGAAACGGCCATTGCGTCAATTCAACAGCTTGGTAAAGAGCTTGCCACGCAACGCAAAGCAAAGCCTAAGATTAAACCCGGCTTTCTAACTGTCTCTCAATATGTACAGCTTGAGGGCTTAAGCCTTAGCGTTGGTGACCGTATTCTTCTCGGTAAAATGCTGAATGCTTATGCCCGTGACTATGGATACACGGTTATTAAACGCCCTAACAATGCGGCGGTTTATCCGGTAAACCTGTTGCGTGCTGCAATGCGAGGGTTGAGCTAATGGCGGCGCTGGCTCTATTCTTTGCGCCGTTGGTTATCTCTTTGGCGCAACCATCCCTAAACTGTGCAACGCATGCACCGGGCTTCTATGTTCTTGGCATTGCATCAAAACAATGGTTTTCGACATATGAGCAAGCGGCAATGAATACTAACGCCTATTCGGTGCTTTGGTACTGTTCGGGTGATCCATTGGAGTAATGAAACAATGACTGTTCATAAATGGCGGGGAAAGCTATTGGCTTGTGGTGGCGATGCCAAAACCGTCAAAGGTCAAAAGCTAGGCCTAGATAAAACCTATGTCACCGGCATAATGTACCTAGCGCCGCACAAGCTATCCGGTGCCAATGTCTGCCCTATGGCAGAGCAAGCCGGGTGCGTTGACGGGTGCCTCAATTCGGCAGGCATGGGTAAATTCAGCAACGTGCAGAAAGCACGAATAGCTAAGACGGCGTGGTTTAATCTCGATCCCGTTGGTTTTGTCGATGCCCTAAAGCGTGATATTGAGCGCTTTTCTAGTTGGGCAATTCGTAAAGGCTTGACGCCAACAATCAGGTTAAACGGCACAAGCGATATTCGTTGGGAACGTCACGGCGTGCCGCAAGCGTTCCCGGAATTGCAGTTCTACGATTATACCAAATTGCACAATCGGAAAGGATTGCCTGAGAATTATTCTCTAACGTGGTCCTATTCCCAAGCGTCAAAGGCTTACAGCGACCGCCTAGGCGATGTAATCAAATCGGGGATTAATGCCGCAGCAGTGTTCCGTGGCAAGCTTCCAGCGACGTTTGAGGGAGTGCCAACGATTGACGGTGACAAGCACGATTTACGCTTTCTCGATCCAGCCGGTGTAATTGTAGGATTGAAAGCAAAGGGCAAGGCTGTTAGTGATCAGTCAGGTTTTGTTATTGATACAGGGGATTTTAGTTATGCCTAGCGTTGGCGTTATCTTGCTTTATTTTGTCGCCCTATTGTTGGCGGCATGGTATCTCATAGCGGTTGTAGGTGTAGGCCCATGACAGAAACACAAAGACCAGTTTGGCGGCTATGGCTTGGCAACAAGCCTAAGTTTACCGGGCATTATTGGGAGTGCGTACACTTGGCGCAATTCTCGCATGAACCATTTAGGATTGAGAAGGTTAAACCATGAAAGCACATCACCCCATGACAACACGGGAACGCAAGGCTTATGACAGGGGATCAGCAACCCGTTACTATGGCAGGACACCACGTCCCCATATTTGGACCAGCAACGATCCTCAAGCCTTGCAAGTAATACCGCTTGAGGATATGACAGAAGCAGAAGTGCAAGCCTTTTGGCTTGGATATGAGCAAGAGACAGACAGGAAAGATTATGGATAAGCAGACACAACAGACCCTCGCAAACCTTGCCGTTGCCAAGCAACATAGGGAAGCAACAGAAAGAACAATCAACAAAATGCGACCATTGATTGACGCAATGGTGCAGGAATACAAGGATGATTTGTTAACCGTTGCCTATGATTTTTCAAGCTATGACGGGAAGCCAATGCCCTAAATAGCTTGCTCGTGTTTCTTCCTTAGAGCTAAGCGCTTGCTTGCTGTTTGCGGGCTTGCGCTTTTCTCTATATGTAGTATTACGGATTTGAATTAAGTACTATATGTTGTGTGCCCTCTCGCTCAGCGAGTGTCAAGCAAAACTTCTACACGTTTTACGATTAGTTGCACTTTTGCAACACTCTTGCGATTATTCTTGCGTGTTGCTTAAATACAACAGTGGGACCCTCAGATTTACGACGAATTTTAGGTATTGCAGTGTGTACCCACCCCCATTTGCAACATAAGCTAAAACCTTTGGGGAGGGGGCTAGTAGTGACACTTATGCAACACTACAGGAATATTTTTGATAAAACAACAAAATACCACTTCCGGTTTTTACTCATTTAGTGGCTATACTATAGTAGAGACTATAGCAAACCAGATTAGATAATACCAAATTTGATTAATCCCATCTTGACAGAAGCTATAGAATCTAAAGCAAAACTATAGTATGGGAATTTTAAATCCCTAATTGCGTCTTAATTCTGTAGCACTCTTAATTCTGTAGCACTCTTAATTCTGTAGCAAGGTTCTGTAGCATGCCAGCGGCACTCCCTCACAAGAAAGCGATTGCCAATCGGATTCGTAAGATGATCCGAGATGGTGTAGCTATGAAGGACATCATGGTATCCATACAGGAGCTACAGGATGCACCTTCTTCTTTTGCTACCTTCTACAAGATTTACGGTCAGGACATTGCACAAGAGCGTGCTGACATTGTAGGGATGGTAGGCAATAAGGTAGTGCAACAGGCACTAGAAGGTGACTTCAAGTCTCAGGAACTGTTTCTTCGTAGTAAGGGCGGTTGGTCTCCTAACTCTACCCTGAACGAGCAGGAGCAGGACACTGAGGCTGATATGGATGAATCCGCTATCGACGCCCTGATGACCCTCCTTGGTAAATCCCGACCTGATGACTCTAGCGATAACGGCTGACGATTTACGGAAGCTCCCTGATGAAGAAGTAGCCTCCCTGATGGACCAGCTAGGTCCAGCTAAGGTAGAAGAGCTACAACATACTTGGGAGTTCTGGGCTAGACCCAACCAACTGGAGCCTAAAGGCGACCATTGGGATATTTGGGTAGCCTTGGCAGGACGAGGCTGGGGCAAGACCAGAGCCGGTGCTGAGTGGGTAAGACACCGCATCCGTAAAGGTGACAAGATTGTACATTGTGTAGCACCTACTAAAGGTGATGTACGCAAGGTGATGGTTGAGGGGGACTCTGGACTCCTTAATGTATGTTGGAAGGGTGACAAGACATATAGAGGGAAGCATATCGGCTACCCTGAATGGTCCCCCACTAATAACACCATGACATGGGAGAATGGAGCTAAGGCTGTATTCTTCTCGGCAGAGGACCCAGAACGACTCCGGGGACCGCAGGCCTACTCAGCATGGTGTGATGAGTTGTGTGCTTGGCGCAACGCCCAAGAGACTTGGGATATGTTGCAGTTTGGGTTACGACTTGGTAAGCACCCGCAAGTGTTTATCACCACCACCCCGAAGACCACCAAGCTCTTACGGAATATCCTTGGTGATGAGAAGACGGTAACCTCCACAGGGTCCACTTACGACAACCAAGCCAACTTAGCTTCTACGTTCCTAGACGCTGTTAGGAAGACCTACGAAGGCACTAGGCTAGGCCGACAGGAGCTATACGCAGAGATACTGGATGAGGCCTCTGGAGCCTTGTGGAGCCGTTCTCTGTTAGCCGAGTGTGAGATAGAGAAAGACAGCGTTCCTGATTTGAACAGGATTGTTGTCTCTATCGACCCTGCAATCACCAGCAACTCCGAGTCAGACATGACTGGTATTGTTGTAGCAGGGGTTGACGTTAATGGTATCGCTTACGTTCTGGCAGACTGCACAGGTCGCTACACGCCTCAGCAATGGGCTGCAAGGGCAGTGTCACTCTTTGAAGAGTATCAAGCTGACCGCATTGTCGCCGAACGTAATCAGGGCGGGGATATGGTTCGCCATACTCTGCACACAGAGTCTGAGACGGTGCCTGTCAAGCTAGTCCATGCTAGTCGTGGCAAGATGGCCCGAGCAGAGCCTGTCTCCGCCCTGTATGAACAAGCTAAGGTGAAGCATGTAAAGGGTCTCAACGACCTAGAAGACCAGATGGTCACTTGGGAGCCACTAGGCTCTGTAGGCTCACCAGACAGATTAGACGCCCTTGTATGGGCTATTACGGACCTATCTCTACAGGGCTATGCCAAGCCCCAATTAAAGCTGGCGTATAGCTCTGCGAAAGGACTACGGTAGTCCAAGTCAGCTCTCTGATTAGACGCTTACAGCGACAGGATACCAGAACATTGCCCAAGAAGCTCTCGGAAACAGAAGCCAAGAAGATTCTCGGTGTAGCCGGTGATAACACTCACAACGGCCAAATCCGAGCGGACGAGTTCCTTCCAGAGCTTCGTGGCAAGAAGGCTATCCGCAAGTATCGTGAGATGCGGGACAACGACAGCACCATTGGTGCAGTTATGTACGCCACTGAGCAGGTACTCCGAGACGTAAAGCTGAAGGTAGTCGCAGCTAACGACTCGGCAGAGGCTAAAGCAGAGAAAGAGTTTGTCGAGACGGTCCTGACGGACATGGACCACACTCTGGAAGACCATATCGCAGAGGCTCTTTCTTCTTTGTCGTATGGCTTTGCTTGGTTCGAGGTAGTCTACAAGCGTCGTGGTGGTCCCAACTTCCGAGACTACAAGCGCTACTCCAAGCACACTGACGGTCGCATCGGCATTCGCAAGCTGGCTATCAGAGCGCCTTGGACGGTATCTAAGTTTGATGTAGACCAGAAGTCCGGTGATGTACTGGGCCTCTATCAGGAAGGCTCTCAGTTTGGCAAAAGCCATTATATCCCTGCTAACAAGTCTTTATACTACAAGACCACAAGCATCAATGGGGACCCTTCTGGTCGTAGCATTCTTCGCAATGCTTACACTTCTTATGAGTATCTGAACAACCTTCAGGCTATTGAGGCCATTGCAGTAGAGCGTGAGCTTGCTGGTATCCCTGTAGCCCGTATTCCCTCGGAATACCTCTCTTCAGAGGCTTCCTCAGCTCAGACGGCCTTTAGGGCCAACCTAGAGGGTATCCTGCGAGATGTAAAGTTCAACGAGCAGGGTTACATCATCACCCCGAGTGATACCTACCCTGACAAAGACGGTAGCCCAACTAACGTCCGTCTTGTAGATATTGAACTTATGTCGTCCAGCGGGACACGCAACATTGACATCGACCCGATTGTTAGCCGCTATCAGCACGACATTGCTCGTAGTGTACTGTCTGAGTTTCTTCTACTCGGCGCACACAGCGCCGGTGGCTCGTATGCGCTATCTAAGTCTAAGACCGACCTATTTCTTAGAGCATTGGAAAGCTACATTGGTGCTATCACCGACGTACTCAACAAGCAGCTTATTGAGCGACTCTGGCAACTCAACGGCCTTTCCTACGATACTATGCCCTACATCGAAGCAGGTGATGTAGCTCCGCATGATCTCCGAGAGATCGCAGCCTTCCTGCGCAACCTTAATGGCGCAGACATCAACGTGTCTGACCACCCCGAAGTTATTCAAGACCTTATGGACATTGCGGAGCTTAGTTATGAACCTGATGCGACTTCCCGGCGAACTGTACCAACGAATGAGCCGTCGAGCTAAAGAGGCCCGAGAGCTTCAGCACCTCAAGAGTATGACTGATCGAGAGCTTGCTGACATCGGACTTACCCGTAACCAAATCTATGAAGCCTTCTTCAAAGGACGTAAGTGATGCCCTACAGCAGTAACGCAGACCTCCCAAAGGCAGTCCGTCAGACTGTACCAGAAGAGAAGCAGGGCAAGTTCCGGCAAGTGTTCAACTCCGTTATGGAGGACACCGGCTCTGAACAACGTGCCTTTCAGGCTGCGTGGTCTGCTGTAGAGAAGGTAAAGACCTCCACTCTGGCTGAGAAAGCCAAGAACTGGAATGCAAAGCATGGAGCTTCTAAGGGCCGCATCTCGGCTAAGACCCTTCGTGCTGTATATGACCGTGGTATCGGTGCTTACAAGACCAACCCCGGCTCTGTGAGGCCTAACGTCACGTCCAAGGAACAATGGGCAATGGCCCGAGTAAACAGCTTCCTAAAGATTGCCGCTGGCCAGAAGTCCGCTACGCATGACAAGGACCTACTGCCGGAGAAGTCTGTGAGCAAAGCTGAGTACCGTGGTAAGAAGGTAACTCTGGACAAGCCCTTCCGTTTGCCTGCTGGGTCCACCAAAAAGTTTGGTGTGTATGTAAAGTCAGGCGACAAGGTGAAGAAGGTTACCTTTGGTAGCCCTACTATGGAAATTCGTCGGGATGACCCTAAAGCTAGGGCCAACTTCCGAGCTAGACACAACTGTGCTGGTAAGACAGATAAGACCACACCGGGATACTGGTCCTGTAAAATGTGGGAACCGGGTGTTTCTGTGAGCGAAATGCTCGCAAAGAACGAGCCCGAAGAAGAACAAGCGAACCTTGAGGGTCAAATCCTAAAGACAGATGACGAGCAACGTCTGGTTTATGGTTGGGCCTCGGTCATCACTGAAGATGGTACACCTCTGGTAGACCGTCAAGGTGATGTTATTGAAGCCGACACTATGGTAAAGGCCGTGAATAAATTCATGGAACATATTCGTGTTGGTAAGATGATGCACAAGGGGGATCAAGTAGGCCAAGTGGTCCACTCGATGCCGCTCACTAATGAGATTGGTGAAGCCTTGGGCGTTTCCAGTAGCCGTGAAGGTTGGATCGTAGCATTGAAGGTATTCGATGATGAGGTCTGGTCTCTGGTAAAATCTGGCCAACTTACGGCCTTTTCTATCGGCGGCAAAGCTAAACGGAAGGAAGTCAATGACTAACATCTTGCTCGACTTGGAGTTGGACGAACTGTCGTTGGTAGACCGTCCAGCAAACCAAGCCGCTACAATCTGTCTTATTAAAAGGGACGAAAGCATGGAAGACATGGAAAAAGGGTACGACTCTTACCTCGATGAGCGTAAGATGTACTACATGGACAAAGGTATGGGTGAAGACGAAGCCATGAAGAAGGCTAAGGAAGAACTCGACAAGATGTCCGCTAAAGAAAAAGAAGAGCTTATGGCTCGTCTTGGTAAGGCTGATGAAGCTGAAGAAACCGAAGTAGATCAGGAAGCCCTGTTTCTGGCTGAGGTTGATGCTCTCAAAGCTGAAGTCTCCCGCCTCTCCAAGGCACTTGAAGACAATGGGTTTGCTGTTACTGAAGAAGAAGTAACCAAAGCCGAAGAACCAGAATACCTCGAAGTCGAAGGCGAGAAGGTAGCTAAGTCGGACATCCCGGCTCCAGTCCTGAAAGCCCTCGAAGAAGCAGCGATTGAAAAGCGTATGGTTGAACTCCGTAAGCAAGCTGACGAAATCCTGCCTAACTTCGATAACGAAATTGCGGCCTCCCTCTTGGCTCATGTAGCTAAAGACGACGCAATCGTAGAGGCCCTCAAGGCTGCTGACGCAGCAATGGGTGCTTCGATGTCTGAGATCGGTGAAGCGTCGGTAGAAGCAGATATGCTTTCTTCCAGCGATAAGCTCGATGCTCTTGTTAAGTCCTACATGGACGAGAACAACCTTGCTAAGAAGGACCATGCTAAGGCATATGCTGCTGTAGCTAAGACCGACGAAGGCAAGGCACTTATCACTAAGCTCTATAAAGGAGAGTAAAGATGGCGACGAATGCAGGCCGCTTTAACAACATTTCTGTAGAGGCAGCAAGTGCTGTCAATCAATTCGAGTTCGTAAAAATGACCTCTACGGGTGCCGCTCAGGCAGGCGACGGTGAACTGGCAATCGGTGTTGCCCTCACCTCCGTTGATCCTTCGGCTACCCCAGCCACCACCAACCTTTCCGTCCAGATTGACGGCATTGCTATGGTGCAGGCTGGTGAAGCAGTAGCTAAAGGTGCATTGGTTGGTTCTGATGCCAATGGCTACGCTACCGATGCTTTTACCACTGGCGACTACCAAGTTGGCGTAGCACTGGACGCAGCTTCGGGTGCGAATGAAATCATTCGTGTTCTGCTCAAGCCAGTAGCCAACCAGTCGGCGTAACTGAGGGAATAGGAGAAAACTAATGCCTTTGCTGACCCCATCGAGTGTGCATATTGATCAGCCGCTCACCAACCTGACGACTGCTTATGCTCAGTCTCAGGAAAACTTCATCGCAGATAAAGTCTTCCCTATTGTAGGTGTAGACAAGCAGTCTGACAAATACTACCAGTACGACCGTGCGAACATGAACCGTACCGGCGACGTTAAGAAGCTGGCACCTCGCACTGAAGTAGAGCGTATCGGTATGACCGTATCTAACGACAGCTACTTTGCTGACGTGTACGGCCTCGGTATGGACTTCGATGAGCAGACCCTCGCTAACGAAGATGCTGCTCTGGACATCCGTTCCGCCGGTGCGCAGACTCTGGCTATGCGTCTGATGATCCACCGTGAGAAGCAGTTCGCTGAGACGTTCTTTGCTGCTGGCGTATGGACGAGCCAAGACCTTCTGTCTGGTCGTACCATCACCGAATGGGATGAGGCTAACTCTACCCCTATTAAGAACATCACCGATGCGTCTCGTACCATCCAGCTCCAGTCTGGCGGCTTCCGTCCGAACACTCTGGTAGTTGGCCGTAAGGTACACGACTCTCTCGTTAGCAACTCTGACATCCTTGCTCGCTTGAACGGTGGTGCTACTGTCACCAATACCGCTCTGGTTACCAAGGCGAAGCTGGCAGAAATCTTTGAAGTAGAAAACTACTACGTCATGGAAGCTGTCCAGAACGACACCACTGAAGGTGCTGCTGAGGTGAATAGCTTTATCGGCGGTCGCCACGCTATGCTTTGCTACACTCCGGGTAATGCTGGTCTTATGACCCCTGCGTCTGGTCTGACTTTCGCATGGAACAGCATTCCGGGTGCTAACAACCTCGGCATCACCGTTGAGTCCTTCTCTGACGACGCACTGAAGCGTCAGCAGATTGCAGAGATGATTCAGGTGAAGATGTCCTACGATATGAAGATGGTTGGCGCTGACTTGGGCTACTTCTTCGAGAACATCGTAGCTGCCGACTAAGGAAGCTAGAGTATGACACCCGACTACTCTCTTCTTCCTTTTCAACTTAGCTGGGTCCAACTCGTTAGACAAGAGTTTAAGGGGTATGGAACCGAATGGAAGCGAGGGGATGTCTTTGACTGGGAACAGCGAGGCATCCCTTGGCGAGACGTTATGTCTTTATTCAATCGGGGCTTTCTCATGCAGGAGGCCCCGACTGAAAACAACCAGAAGAAGGTTGTTGGAGACGGTCTCGATGAACTTGGTCCCGACGAGCTTAAGGTTATCGTAGACAACATTAACGCTAAGGTCAAGCTCAATACGAAGACTGACCGTGAGTATCAGAACAAGAAGTGTAAGGCTTCTACGATCACGAAGAAACAACGTGGTCATATTCGTACATGGCGTAACAGCCCTTGGGCTGATTGGGAGCAAGCATAATGTCAGATTTTACCTACGATCCTGACGATCTTTCTACTTCTACTGCCTCTGGCCGAAGAAACGTAGTTCGTTTCCTCGTAGGTGATACTGACTCCCTTGAGCAACAGGCTACAGATGAAGAAGTTACTTTCGCTCTTTCTCAGTCTTCTGACAGTGTTCACTATGCCGCTGCTTATATTTGTAGAGCTATTGCAGCTAAGTATGCTCGTCGTGTTAATACTGACCTCGATGGTGCTATTAGCGCTGACTACTCTGATATTCACACCCATTATATTTCTCTTGCGGATACCCTTGAGGCTGAGGCAAAGAAGCAATCCGGCCTCGGCGTTAAAGCCGGTGGTATCAGCGAAGCAGCTATCGCTGTGGTAAGACAAGACACAGACCGAGTTACGCCGTCTTTCCGCAGAGATCGTTTCCGCAACCCGCCTAATTATGACGGCTCTTCGGAATACGAGTGAGGGATAGTCTATGTCTTTAAGTCCTAGTGATCTGCTGTTCTTGGTCAAAGACTTTGGCGAACAGCTTACCCTCCGCAAGGTCGCCAAGACAGGTTCCTATGATACCTCTTCTGGCTCTGTGTCTGGGAGTGAGACTAAGGACTATCCTTTTACAGGTTACTTCTATAACCTAGCAGAGGGCGTATTTGACTCTAATCAGACTAGGAAGGGCAGTCGGGCCTGTGTTATTCCCGCCAAAGGTCTTTCGGTCGTCCCAGACGATGAAGACCAGATTAAGGGATATGACGAGACAGTTAATATAGTTGCTGTTAAGACCATTCGTAGTAAGGGTCAGCCCGTCTGTTACCTTTGTGAGATTAGTGAATAATGGGTATCAAGGTTTCTCCCACTTTGAAGCGTAAGCTCGATGCTATTGACGAGATGGCTGAAGATGCTGTTGAACGCAAGATGGTAGCAGTGGCTACAACTACGGTGTTGGCTTCTCCTGTAGACACAGGCGCTTTTGTAAACTCTTGGAGCTTCAAGGATAACCTTGGTGGCGGTAGGAGAAAGTCCTCTGCGAACAAGCCCACGGGTCAAAATCCCGGTTCTGAACGAGGCAAGGCGCTCAACAACTTGGTAAACGACATCAGGTCAACGGTCGAGGCGACCAGCCCCGGCGGAGCAGAGCGAGAGGGTATTAGCCTTCAAGTAGATAACTACTACTTTATCAATCGTGCGCCCCATGCTAAGTCCGTTGAGACTAAGTATCAAATTATTGACAAAGTTGTGAGGCAGCATGGCTAGTATCTATAGAGACATCCGAGCAGCCCTAGAGACTAAACTAAAAGCTGTGTCCGGTCTTCCAGCTATTTCTTACGAGAACTTTAGCTATGAGAGGAAGCCCGGAACTTCTTATGTAGAGACATTCTTTGTCCCCCGCTCTCGCAGGCCTGCTGTACGAGGGCTAAGTCCGCAACAGAGGTATGATGGCATATTTACCGTGGTTTGTTATGCCCCAGAAAACACTGGCCCCGGGGCTGCTGACGAATTGGCCGACAAGGTTTTAGAGGCCTTTGAGGCAACTACAGATGCTTCTTTCATCAACAGTGATGGTGAGAACATAATCGTGTCTATCGACTATGCCGAACGAGAAAGTGGCGGATTAGACACTCCATTTTATTTTGTGCCGGTAAACATCGGTTTCTATATCTATAACTAAGGAGGAAGCAGATGGCTTTCGCACAAGGTTCTCGTTCTCGTTTGGCTTTCGGTGTTGAAAGCACTTTCGGCACGGCGGCTAGCTCTTATACTAATCTCCCATACAACACTCACTCGTTGAACCTGTCAAAGGAGCGAGTAGCTGGCAATGAAATCCAGCCTGACCGCATGCCACGGGTTGACCGTCACGGCAACCGCTCTGTAGCTGGCGACATCACTGTTGATCTGCGAGACACTGCATACGACGACCTGATTGAGTCGGCCATGCTGTCCACGTTCAGCACCGGCGTCATCAAAGTAGGCACCACCCCTAAGTTTCTGACTCTTGAAGACTACGCCGCTGACATCGACCAAGCACGTCTGTTTACTGGCTGTGCAGTATCGACTATGGGTATCTCTATGGCTCCTAACCAGATGGTGACTGCCACCTTCGGTATGGTCGGTAAAGATATGACCATCTCTGCTACAGAGAAGACTGTATCTGCTGCTGGTGTTGGCGAGCCGTTTGACGCCTACTCCGGCGATCTGAAGGTTGCTGATGTAGATGGCACCGGCGCAGCATCAGCACTTTCCATCGTGACCAGTGTAGACTTCACTGTCACTAACTCCTTCGCTCCTACCTTTGTTGTAGGTGATGACTCCGCTCCCGCTCTTGAGTTTGGTCGAGCAGAGATCGAAGGCACCATCACTGCATACTTTGAGGACCTGTCTCTGGTCAACCGCTTCCTGAATGAGACTGAGAGCGCCATCGAAGTATCCGTAGCTGATCCGTCTGCTAACACCATGACCTTCCTTTTCCCACGGGTGAAGTTCAACGCAGCAGACATTCCGGTTGATGGCCCAACCTCCCGTGTAGTAACCCTGCCGTTTGTGGCTCTGTACGACGATACCGAACTGACCAACCTGAAGATCACTACGGCATAAGAATCCCTTGGCCGAGGGGAGAGAGGTGAGCTTGTCGGGTGGCTCCCTCTCTCGTTCATTTTCCCACCCGCCCATAAAGGAACCCGACAATGGATTTGAAGAACCTTACCCCAGCTTCGGACACTATCGAAGTTATTCTGGTACATCCAAACACTCTTGAGCCTCTGATGAACGAAGGCTCAGACAATGAAATGAGTATTACTCTGTATGCACCACACTCCAAGGAGTACAAGAAGCTGGTGCATGAGCAGACCGACAAGCGACTGGCTCAGATGCAAAAGAGCAAGAAGGTGCAAGTCTCTGCTGCTGACCTAGAGAAGTCGTCTATCGACATTCTGGCTAAGGCTACAAAGGAGTGGGACATCACTTATGACGGTGAAAGCCCCAAGCTAACTGTACCGAAGGCCCGAGAAATCTACTCAGAGTATTTCTGGATCAAAGACCAGCTTGAAGAGGCGATTAACGAAACTCTGGATTTTACGCAGGCCTAATTGACGATTTGGTTGAGTTCGCAGAGTGGACTTTCGACCTCAACAAAAGTCAAGACGGCGCAACAAAACTAGATCATTTAGAACAAGTAGAAAGGCAGACAGGACGTACTCCAAAGGAATTAGAAGGCCCCGACTTCCCTATTTCCCTAGAGTATCTCTGGTCTGCCTTTCTTTCGTTGTCAGTCAGTAGAACAATGGGCTTTAGCGCCCCCAACCCGATTACCTACGAAGAAATTAAAGCATGGAAGGAACTAACTCATACGCCTCTCACTTCTAGGGATGTAGAAGCAATTAAGAGGCTAGACTTAGTTTACATGAGGGTTATGAATGGCTGACGTTAAGATCGTCATTGACAGTAGTGATGTTAAAAGGGCTAATGCCGATACCAAGGCCCTGAAGAGCACCTACACGGCTTTAGACAAGCAAATGAAGCCTCTTATTGCAAAGGAACAGGCCTTTGCCAAAACAGTAAGAGCAGTCAATGACGCAATGCGTCTTGGCCTTAAGACTAACAAAGAAGCGATTGCCGACATTCAAAAGCTGGGCAAGGCTTACGGCTATACCGACACTCAGATAAATCGAGTGACAGCTTCTATGTCTGGTGTTCGCAAGAACACTAACCGCATGAATGCTACCATTCAGAACGCTGGTTATCAGTTTGGTGACTTCGCAGTTCAGGTTCAGTCTGGACAAAATGTTCTCGTCGCTTTTTCACAGCAGGGTGCTCAGTTAGCTGGCTTGCTACCGGGAGTTGCGGGTGCGGTAACTGGGGTAGCCCTTGTTATTGGGTCAAGCCTTGCTAGAGCGTTGTTAGATGGATCAGGGTTCTTTAAGTCTTTAACAGAGGCTGTTGAAGATGCGGAAGCGTCTCTTCTTAGCTTTCGAGATCAGTTTCAAAAAGTAGGGGAGGGGTTTAGGTCTGAACTTGGGCCAGAGGTTAAAAAATTTGCAGATGTTTTGCTCAAGAAGACGTTATCTCAAGCTATTGAAGATGTAAACTTAAGCGTTGATAAAATGACAGGTCGGTTCTCTAAGCTACAAAGAGACCTTAACAGAGCAGGTTTTGCTTATGGGCAAGACGAGCTTCAAGCTAATCTTCAAGCTATTAAAGACCAGATTCAGTCTCTTTCGGAGGTTGACCCGTCAAATGCGCAAGAGCTTCGTGATGCTATTGCAATTATCACAGAGCTTATGGGGGAGGGCTTTGCCCCCGGCATTAAATTATCAGAAAATGCTATGGATAGTCTTGAGGCTTTGGGGAAAGAGTTTGCGCAGACTCTTGACTCTATTGTGCCTGTAGTAGAAGACACTACAGATGAGCTAGAAAATCAGTCTGAAGAGCTAGGAAGAATCCTTGATTACGATGAGAAACTTCTTGCCGTAGAAAGAGAACGTGCCTCTCTGGCAGAGTCTATTGAGCAGACTTTCGAGAGGACCGCTAGGCAAGCAAAGCTGATGCAAGAGGGCATGGACCGTGGAGTTGCCGGTCAGGTGGCTTCTATGGAGATGCGGATTGCTAAAGAAAGAGAGCTTCTTATTCAGCTTGAGAACGCCGGTGAGGTTTCCCCCGGAACGGCTTTATCTACATCGGTGACTAGGCAACAACAGCTTGAGCAGTACACCGCTGATCTGACAGGGATGGCAGCTAAGAAGGCCACTACCGGCACAGAACAACTGGACGATGCCGGAGATGCACTAACAGAATACGGCAAGAAGTTGGACCAGATCAGACTGCAAGTCTCAGGAGAGTTTGCAGGCACAATGATCGATGCCTTCCGAGAAGTTGCTGACGGAACTAAGACTGTTGGTCAGGCCTTCGGCGACATGGCAGAGCAAATCATTAGGCAAATCCTAGACCTGTTGATTTACCAACCCCTCTTGCAAGCTCTTACTAATGCCCTTCTTCCGGGCATGGGGTCAAGTGTGTTTGGCGCAGCTACTCAAGCTCTGGCCGGTCCCAAGCCTCTTCCCGGTGTGCCTGCTGGAGGCTCTGTCAGGGGCAGCTATAAGTTTGCTAATGGCGGTATCGTCAATTCTCCGACGATGTTTGGCATGTCTGGTGGTCGCACTGGCCTCATGGGAGAAGCTGGTCCAGAGGCTATCCTGCCACTGAAGCGAGGCGCAGGCGGTAAGCTAGGCGTAGAGGGCGGTGGCAACGTAACAGTTAATCAGAGTTTCAACTTCGCTGCTAACGGTGATGAGTCTGTTAAGCGGATTATCGCTGAGGCTGCACCGGGCATTGCTAAGATGACTGAGGCTCAGATTGTAAACTCCCGCCAGCGAGGCGGTCAGATGCGGAGGGTCTTTAGCTAATGGCTATCGCCTACCCCCTTTCTATTCCTACAGCTATTGGCATTGAGCAAATCGAGCTTCGTGCCAACAATGTAGTAGCTGTTAGTGAGTCTCCCTTTACCTTTGTGCAACAAACCGTAGTCCATAGCGGTCAGCGTTGGGAGGCTTCTGTTACTATTCCTCCGGTACGCCGAGACTTGGCAGAGCCTTGGATTGCTTTTCTGCTTTCTCTGCAAGGCCGACGAGGCACTTTCTTACTAGGGGACCCCAATATGGCCACTCCTCGTGGTTCTGCTGCCACTGCACCGGGTACGCCAGAGGTTGATGGAGCACTTTCTATCGGGGATTCTGAAATCACTATTGACGGCCTGCCAACATCGGCTACGGGCTACCTCAAGGCTGGTGACTATATCCAGCTTGGTTCTGGCAGCACTTCCACTCTGCACAAAGTTCTGGCTGATGTAGACTCTGACGGCGGTGGTCAGGCTACCATTGACATCTGGCCTAGCGTCCGAAGGGTTGTTGCCAATAATGAGACTGTTGTAGTCAGCAATGCGAAGGGGCAGTTCCGGCTGGCAGCGAACATCAGTTCTTGGTCAATCAACAACTCTAGCGCATACGGCATTTCATTTGACGCTGTAGAGGTTATATAATGGCGACTATTACCCATAAAAGAGGTGACTCTCTGGAGCTTGAGTGCAAGTTAGTAGAGGATGACACTGCTATTGACATCACAAGTTTTACAATCACAAGTCAGCTTAGGGATTCTACCGACACCCTAATTACTGATAGCAACTTCAATGGAAGCCTGACAATCACTAAAACCAGCCCGACGACTGGTGTGTTTACAATCACTGCTACGGCAACTGAGACTTCTGAATGGCCACTACGAGTGGCTGTTTGTGATGTGCAGTTTGTAGAAGCAGATGGCGATACCACCTCTTCTGAGACATTCAACATAGATATTGTTCGAGACGTGACGAGGTAACGATGGCTAAATATGAACTAATAATCACCGATACCAACTCACAGGTATCCATACTTGCTAAGGGCGACCAAGGCCCGCAAGGTGAAATCGGCCCACAGGGACCGCAGGGAGCTACCGGAGCTACCGGGGCTACTGGCGCTCAAGGACCACAGGGCGATACTGGTCCTGCTGGTGCAGATGGCTCCACTACCCTTGCTGGCCTTACGGATGTAGACACTGCATCTACTGCTGGTCAAGCACTCAAGGCGGATGGCGACGGCACCTTTAGCTTTGCCACTATCACCGCTGTTGAGGTTGATACTCTTGATAGTGTAACTGGTCGAGGCAACACCACTAGCAACAACATTTCTGTAGGTGGTGTTACGGCTACATCACTGAACACCCATACTATTCCTAGTGGGTCTGGCACTCTTGCACTGACTACAGACGTACCCACTGTCACCCTTGATGATGCTACAACTAATGGCAACACCACCACTAACAACATTTCTGTAGGTGGTATCACTGCTACCTCTCTTAATACACACACAATCCCGTCTGGCACTGGCACTCTTGCTAAGACCACCGACATCCCCACAAACAACAATCAGCTTACTAACGGCGCTGGTTACATCACCGACTACACCGTAACCCAAGGCGACGTAACCGCACATCAAGCGGCTCTGTCCATCACTGAGAGTCAAATCTCTGATCTGGGTACTTACCTTACTGCTGAGACTAACGACCTTAGCTCTGCTGTAACTTGGGCCAACGTGCCTGACGCCAACATCACCGAAAGCTCTGTCACTCAGCACCAAGCCGCTCTGAGCATCACTGAGAGTCAGATTAGTGACCTTGGCACCTACATTCCCACGTCACAGAAGGGTGCTGCAAGTGGCGTAGCTTCTCTGGATAGCAGCGGTCTGGTTCCCACTAGCCAGCTTCCTAGCTATGTAGATGATGTTGAAGAGTACACCAACTATGCTAGCTTCCCCGGCACTGGCGAGACTGGTAAGATTTATGTAGACCTTGCTACCGGCGACATCTACCGCTGGTCTGGCTCTGCTTATGTTCAGATTAACGACGCTGTATCCTCTGCCGACCAAGCCACTCAACTTGCTACGGCTCGCACTATTTCCCTTGGTGGGGATGTCTCAGGCTCTACGTCTTTTGATGGCACAGCAGATGTTACGATTACTGCCACTGTAGCAGACGACAGCCACGACCATATTATCAGCAATGTAGACGGTCTTCAGGCGGCTCTGGACGCCAAGATTAACACTGTTGATCTTGTTAATACAGATGATCTGACTGACTCTACGTCTGCCACTAACTTCTACTTTACTGACGCCCGTGCTAGAGGTGCAATTAGCCTTACGACTAGCGATGCAGCAGAACTCAGCTACAACACGTCCACTGGAGAGTTTAACTATACCAGCCCCAGCAGTGTAAGCCAGAGTACAGCAGTCACTCTTGAGGTGCGTAACGCAACCGGCAGCACGATTGCTAAAGGCGTCCCGGTTTATATCGCAGGTCATAACGGTCAAAAGGTGCTGATTGCCCCTGCTGATGCTGATGATGCTAATAAGATGCCAGCAATCGGCCTTACAAGCTCTTCTATTGCAGACAACACTGATGGCACTGTAACAGCTATCGGACTTGTCACGGGAATTGACCTTAGCGGGTTTTCTCAAGGCGACGTTCTATATGTAGACACTACTCCCGGCGGCACGACTTTTGGTGGGTTGACTAATACTCCTCCAACTGGTGAGACCTCTAAAATTCAGAACCTTGGTAAGGTTGCAAATGCAATCTCTAATGGCGAGTTTATTGTTAGTGGTCCCGGTCGCTCTAACGCTACGCCCAACCTTGATGATGGCGACATCTTCATTGGCAATGCCAGCAATCAGGCTATCACTAGCTCTCTGAATACTGAAGTCAGTAGCATTGTAGACAAGGCATTTGTTGATGCTCTGAATGTAGACGCAGACACTTTAGATGGCAACGATAGCGCTTACTATCTGAATGCCTCTAACATTAGCACTGGCACTCTTGCTTCTGCTCAACTTCCTGATCTTGCAGTGTCCGACTTTGCTGCTGCCGCTATTGTAACTGAGTCTGAAGGCTTAAACAGCAGTGATAATGACACCAGCATTCCTACAACTGCTGCTGTTAAGGATTATGTCGATGGCACTGGCGCAGTAGCTAACGACTCTACAATCACGATTGAGGGCGGCACCGGGCTTGTAACAACGGCAGGCGATTTTACTACAAACCAAGGGACTAACGAAACTATCACCATTACTCACGCTGACCATGCCACTGCTGGTACAGTAAGTGAGGGGGGTGTTGCTAGAACACTTTCTTATGGTGATACGTTCAATGTACCTTCGGTAACGTACAACGATCAGGGCCACGTTACTTCTACGACAACCACTGCTCTGACGCTCCCGGCAAGTGATAACACTGACACTACCTATACAGGTGGCACGGGTCTGACGCTTAACGGCACAACCTTTGACCACACCAACTCTGTGACTGCTGATACGGTTAATGAAGGAGGTGCTTCCAGAACACTTTCTTACGGGGGGGCCTTTAATGTTCCTTCGGTAACATATGACTCTGAAGGGCATATTACTGGAACAACTACAACCACTCTGACGCTTCCTGCCAGTGACAATACGGACACTGTGCCTAACAACGCTGCTATCACGATTTCTGGTGGTAGCTCTAACGGTATCACGGTATCTAACGGGGGCTTTACTCTCGATCAGTCAGGCAACCAGACTGTAACACTTACGGCTGATCTCACAGACCTTCGTACTAAGATTGGTATTGACACTACATCTTCGATTGGGCAGATTGTTGTTCGTCCTGTCAGCAGCACTTCTGGTCAACTTAGTCTCCAGTGTGAAGACTCTAATGCTGATAGTCATTTGTTTACTCTTGAAGGGCCTGCACACTCTGGCTTTGGTGGAGCTTACACTTGGAAGGTTCCTAATTCTCAGGGTACTGCTGGCCAAGGCATTAAGCTAAACAGCCTGTCTGGCAGCACAGCTACTCTTGGTTATTTCGATATACCAACAGCGACCAGCGACCTTACAAATGACTCTGGCTTTATCACAGGCTACACTGAGACTAACGACCTTAGCTCTGCTGTAACTTGGACTAATGTTCCTGATGCTAACATTACCTCGTCTAGTGTTGTGCAACACCTTAGCGGCGGCACCGGCGTAACTCACAGCAATGGCCAGTTTTCTATCGGGCAGGCTGTAGGCACCGGAGACAGCCCTCAATTTACTGACCTTACGGTTAACGGAAATCTCACCGTCCAAGGCACTACAACTACTGTTGACACTAACAACCTCGTAGTCTCAGACAGCCTTATCGAGCTTTCTAACGGCACCAGCAGTGCGTCAAACGATGCTGGCCTGATTATTGAGCGTGGTAGCACTGGCGACAATGCCTTCATTGGTTGGGACGAGTCAGTAGACAAGTTCACGGTAGGTACGACTACCAGCACCGGAGCCTCAACTGGCAACCTGACCATTTCTACTGGGACCCTTGTAGCAAACCTTGAGGGTAACGTAACTGGGAATGCCGACACTGCAACAGCACTAGCTACTGGTCGTACTATTTCCCTCGGTGGTGACTTAAGTGGTTCTGTTAGTTTTGATGGCTCTGCTGACGCTACTATCACAGCAACTATTGCTGCTGGCGCAGTAGACCTTAGCACTGATACTACAGGAACTCTCCCTTCTGGAAGTCTTCCCGACCTTGTTGTGGCAGACTTTGCGGCTTCGGCAATAGTGGACGCTACGGACACTATCGCTTCTAATGATAATGACACTACCGTTCCGACATCGGCAGCGGTTAAAGACTATGTAGATGCCAACGCTGGTGTCACAACTGGTAAGGCCATCGCAATGGCCATCGTATTTGGAGGTTAATTAAATGGCAAACCCTAATGTTGTTTCTGTAGCACAGATTTTTGGTACTACAGTAACTAAAGCTCTCCCAGCTAGTCTAGCTGCGGTAGTATCTGCTGTCCCCACGGGGGACGTGTATAAAGTAAACAGCATTCTCTGTTGCAACATACACACGGCGGCTGTTACTGTAGATGTAAAGATCATCCGAGACTCTGGATCATCTGATGATGATACTTTTATCGTTAAGGGCCTTAGCATCCCTGCTGGTGCCACACTAGACGTGCTGAACAAGCCGATTTACCTTATGGAGGGTGATGAGCTTCACGCCAATTCTACGGCAATCAGCTATGTTGATATGACTGTATCCTACGAAGACATCTCTTAAGGGGGCTAATCATGCCTTTCAGTAAAAGGTCTCTAGGAAAACTAATCGGGGCAAACCCAGTGCGTGGCGGGTCGTTTACGGACGTGGTAGGCACAATCCCTGCGACAGTAGACGTGACAACCGCATACACAGAGACGACCAACCTTTACGACGCCGGGGGACAGCTACGCTCCTTCCTGTTTAACGGAGACGGCACGAAGGTTTACCTGCTTTACTATGACACGGGGACTTACAATAGCCAGATCCGGGAGATGACCCTATCGACGGCATACGACCTTACTACGGCTGGTTCCTCGACGAACATTAACTGGTCTTACACCTACAACTCCTCTCAGAACTGGTTCTGGAGCCACGACGGTACGCGGGTGTACGCCATGAAGCAGGCCACTAACCAGTACCTCGACTTCTTCTATCACGACTGCTCCACCGCCTACGACCTGACTACCGCAGGGACAGAACAGTCCGATGGTATGGCGGCACCGACTGGCTACGGCGGAAACTTCGCTAGCTGGGGCGCTCCGATCTTCAACGCGGACGGAACGAAGTGTTTCTGGTTCAACTCGAATGGCTCCGCAGGTCACGATGAGTACATGTACGAGTGGAACCTGAGCACGGCATACGATCTCACCACGAGCACCTATGTGACGAAGTACGACCTCTCTTCCGTCCTCGACAACGCCCTTTTTGTGTACGCGGCTGACAGCACCGGGACTAAGTTCATCGGGCTACCCCAAGGTAACACCAATATCAAGACGTTCACGACGTCTAGCCCGTATGACTTCTCCTCGGTGACTGCCGAGAGAACAAACGACAGCAAGACGTACAACATCAGCACCGGCGGTCAGTACGTGCCAGAAATCGGCACCTTCTTCTACTCCACCCACGAGGTTTATCACGCCGGAACGGAATACTGGGTCAGCAAAATTGAGTATGACCTGACGCCCGGTTCGGTAACAACCGCCGACCGCACGACCTCCAACGTCGGCATCCTGAGCCTCGACGAGGCGGGTCCTGAAACTAACGAAGGAACAGCCGTAGCAGGGGACGAGTACTGGGATGACGTGACGCTGTTGCTGGATGGGTCTAGCACTACGGACCTTTCAAGCGCTTCACCAACGGTCACTCCCAGCGCCTCTGGCCTCACCTCCGGCAACTCGGGCGGCAAGTACGGGCAGTACATCGACTTTCAAGACAGCGGCTACATCAACGTAGCGCTGCCTTCGGCCATCGGCGCAGTTTCGGGAGGCGCCGCTGAAGCCTTTACGGTCGAATGCTGGGCGTACTTTGACAGCTCCTCTGCCGACGGTCTGTTTCAGATCCTCCCCTCCGGCAATATCCTAGACGGGTCGGCGGATACCAACGCCTACACCCTCGCCGTGGCGATAGGAGGCGGGAAGTGGATCGTATACTATGACGGCGGACAAACCGGTAACATTGGTACGACGATATCAACGAATACTTGGTATCACGTTGCGCTCGTTTTCGACGGCACCGATCTAGTTTTCTACGTCGATGGTAGCGCTCTGCAGACCTATAGCAACCACGCCGCAAACCTCCAGACCAACGGCTATGAAAACATCGCAATTGGCGGCTACTACTCTACTAGCTACGTCATGGACGGGCGCATTGAGGACTTCCGTATTACAAAAGGCGTCGCCCGGTACACCGGCACGTTCACGCCGCCTACTGAAGCACTCCCACAAGGCGCACCCGTAGCGGCCAAACAACTCACTCAAATGTTTTGGGGTGGCATCCGGGGTCGTGACGCTTTGACTAGCGTGGCAAGCTCCGTCTCCCTCGCCAACACGGGCATCCTCTCGCTCTCCGAGATGTTGCAGGCGAGTTATGGTGCGGTCACATGGGACGGCACTGGTCTGAACTTCCTCGCTGTAGCTGGCGGTGGTGCAGGGTCTTCGGGCAATGGCGGAGGTAGTTTCCGTGGCGGCGGCGGTGCTGGCGGTGCTGGCGGCTACGTCACGAGTTGGGCGGGGTCGAGCGCCACAGAAACCTCCGGCGGCGGTGCGGCTGTCTCCAGTTCGCTCACAATTTCCTCCGGCTCAACTTATGTGTTTACGGTCGGCAAGGGCGGCACCCGAGGCGACAGCAGCGGCACACTGCTCGGCACTAACGGCTCTGACACGACAATGGTGGCAGGCGCCACGACGCTCTTTAGCGCCACTGGCGGCGGTCGGGGCGGTGAAGGCTACAACAACAGCACAGGCGGCACAGAAACGGGTGCACCCGGTGGCTCCGGCGGCGGTGGCGGTGCGGATGCCGCCAATGTGCAAAATTTGGGCGGCACTGGGAGCCAAGGCTCTGACGGCGGCTTTGGTCAGTATTCCTACGGCAACTATTTGTCGTCCGGCGGCGGCGGCGGTGCAGGGGCTGACGGTGGCGATGTAAATGTTACAGGATCTGGCTATGGCGGCGAAGGCGGCGATGGCTTGCAATCAACCATCACCGGCACGCCAACCTACCGAGCAGGCGGTGGCGGGGGCAGCTCGGCAGATAATGGCACATACCTGCCCGGTGATGGCGGTCAAGGTGGCGGCGGTAACGGGACTGGGTCGAATAACAGCACATACCTTAACCGCAGCCCTAATGCTCAGCCCCATGTCGGCGGCGGGGGCGGTGGCTCGTCGTTTAGAACAGGGGCGCAGCAGGCCTTGGGCGGTCACGGTGGCAGCGGGGTCATTATCCTGAGACTGCCAGCGGCTTCAGGCTACGACCAGACTAAGTTTGCTGGCGAGCTGACGTCGAACTCGAACGTGACTGCCAGCTACGGCACCGACAACGGCGACTTGATCGTTACGTTGCAGATCACAGACGCAACTAGCAGCGATCCACGCGGCACCAGCAATGGAACCGTGACGTGGACGCCTAGCTTCTAACCACCCTCTATACGGTCCTTGGACCCCAAACTTTTAAGAACAACTAAGGAGAATATTATGACTGATCAAAAGCAATGGTTTATGTCGAAGACTGTATGGGGGGTACTGCTTATGCTTGCCTCTTCTGTTCTGACCAGCTTTGGTCTTGAGCTAGATGCAGCTTCCCAACAACAGATTGTAGACCTTATTATGCAGGCTATCACTGTAGGTGGTGGTGCATTGGCTGTCTACGGTCGAGTGACGGCTAAGACCTCCCTTAAATGAGTAGAGACCTTACCTCTGTAGTAGAGACAGCGTTGACGGCTGATGTTATTGAGCCGTTCTTCGCTGTCGATCTACTCTTTGATTCCCCTAGTGAGCTATACCTGTGGACTGGCGTTGGTGACAAAACCATCAACAGCAAGACCTATCAGGGTGCTGGTGCCTTGTTACAGATCGAAGCTATCGAAGAGACAGCCGATATAGCAGCTAGGGGCGCTACTCTTACTATGAGTGGCATCCCGTCAAGCCTGCTTAGTCACGCCCTACAAACGCAGTACCAAGGTCGAGTCTGTAAGATATACTTCGGTGTCATGGGGACGCCAGCAGACTACGTTGAAGTATTTTCTGGCTATATGGACCAGATGACGATTGACGAAGGCCCTGAGACCAGCACCATTGTTATGACTGTAGAGAACAAGCTGGTAGCCCTAGAGCGTCCAGCAGCAACCCGCTATACCTCTGCATATCAGAAGGACAAGTATGCTGGTGACAAGGGCCTAGATTTTGTAGAGGGCCTTCAGACCAAGAAGATTATATGGGGGTCTATACCCGAGTGAATTATCAGCAAGAGTTCTTGGTACAAGTCGAGAACGACATCCGACCGCTGCTAGAAGAACACTGGCAAGAGATTGCCCTAAATAGAGACAAGATAAAGCTGAACCCTGATTGGGAGAGGTATCACTATCTGGAAAGTAAAGGTTTGCTAAAGATTTTTACTGCCAGAGAAGAGGGCAAGTTAGTAGGATATTTTGTAGTTGTTGCCTCTTACAACCTACACTACAAAGACCATATCTTTGCCGTTAATGATGTTATCTACTTGCACCCTGACTACAGAAAAGGCCACACTGGTATTAAGCTAATCCAGTTTGCAGAGAAATGCCTTCAGCAGGATGGGGTTTCAGTTCTGACTATCAATACAAAAGTACACAGACCATTTGACGTGGTGATGAAGTTCTTAGGCTTCGGCCTGATCGAGCGAGTGTACTCCAAGTATATAGGAAAATAATATGGCAATTACCGGCGTAGCCATTCTTGGCGGGGCTTTTGCTGGCGCTAGTGCGGCTAGTGTGATTGGCCTTGGGGCTATAGGTACCGCCGCACTTGTTGGCATTGGTGCTATCGGCCAAGGCTACCTAGCCTATCAGAACCAACGGCAAGTAGAAGAGCTTCAGTCCAAGGTGGCAGGGCTTTCTACTGGTGGGTACACAGTCAACCAGAAGGGTTCTGCTCTTCACCATCAGGTTGTCTATGGCAAGACTAAGATCGGCGGTGTTATTGTCTTTGACCATGCACACGGCACAGATAACAAGTACCTGAGTCGTATCGTTGCATATGCAGCGCATGAGATCGACGCCTTTGAAGAAATTTACATCGACAACTACAAAGTAACATCTCTTGGCTCAGACGGTAACGTAGCTGAGGTCCGAGAAGTAGACGAGAACGGCAACGTCATTGGCAGTGCCGACACTCGGTTTAGCGGGTTTATTAAAATTCGTAAGATTCTGGGTGGACATACCACCTCCTTGGATGGGCAAAGTCTGTCTATGCCTGATGGTTCTGGGACCGCTAATTTTGGTGGCGGCAAATGGACTGCTAACCATAAGTTACAGGGCATTGCTCACTTGGCTGTTATGTTTAAGTTTGACCGTCCTGAAGAAGAGGGCGATATTGACCGTTACCAAAGTGGTCTGCCCTCAGTCACTGCACTTGTGCGAGGCAAGAAGCTCTATGACCCTCGTACTGCCACTACAGCTTGGTCTGACAATCCAGCACTAATTATTCGTGACTATCTCATCAACTCTGACTATGGCCTTGGCGAGGCTACTGGCAACATTGATGACACCAAAGTGTCTACAGCAGCCAACATCTGTGACGAGACTGTTTCCACTGATAGCAGTACCAGATACACCTGTAACGGTGCTTGGCTAACCTCTCAGACCCCTATCGACTTGCTGACTCAGCTTACAGGCACCTGTGCAGGAACTCTGTGGTACGCACAAGGCAAGTGGCGGCTGTTAGCCGGTAAATATGTAGCCCCTACCGTAACGCTGAATGAGGACGATCTACGGTCGCCTCTGAGCATCTCTACCCGTCACTCTCGCAGGGATAACTTCAACGGAGTACGAGGGGTATTCAAGGGACCAGCTAGTAACTACCAGATGACGGACTACCCTCTGGTTTCTAGCCAGACCTTTATTGATATAGATGGTGGTTTGGAGTCTGTGTTGGACTTGCCCCTGCCGTTTACTGATAGCCCCGGTGAGGCACAGAGGTTGGCTAACATCGCCCTTGAGCGTAACCGTAGCCAGCTTACCCTGACAGGAGCCTTCGGTCTTCAAGCCTTTGCCTTGCAGGTAGGTGACATTGTAAACGTCACTAACGCTCGGCTAGGCTTCTCAAACAAGATATTCGAGGTTGTGCAATGGTCCTTTGGTATTGTGGACGGGGGTGATCTACAAACCAATCTTACGCTGCGTGAGACGACCACTACTACCTATGACGAGTATCAAGACGTAGCCTTTGAGTCTGACAACACCACCCTTCCCGGTGTGCTTGGACCTACAGTTATTGCTGGCTCTGGTGATGTAAACTCTACCACGGATGTCACTGGTCTGACTGCTTCTGGTGGTGTACGAGAGATTTACGTCAACTGGACTAACCCAATTAACAATGACTTTAACTACACTAAAATCTACTATGATGACGACAGTGGTATTGGCGGGGCAAGTCAGCAAAACGTTACAGGTGAGTCTTTTGTCTTAAGTAACCTTGACGCCAACGACACCAGATATTTCTGGGCGCAGGCATACGACACTTCTAACAACACGCTAGGTTCTTTGGTTGGGCCTGTTAATGCTACTGTTAAAGACATCACTACTGATGATATTGAGAACAATGCAGTTACCGAAGATAAGATTGCTGCTAACGCTGTAACTAACACTCAGATAGCTACTAGCGCAGTACAAACCTCCAACATCTTTCCTGCTGCTGTAGTCACCGATAGGATTGGAGACAATGCAGTTTCAGCGATTGCTGGGGCGTCTTATTCTGTTGGTAGTATTCCTACAAGCTCCGCTGCTTATATACCTTTTGGCCCCCTTACTGTTACTAATAACAAGGCTTGTGAGATAGTTCTTGTAGCTAACTTTGAAGTTGTTAGTGGTACACCAGCTTCAGGAGATGTTATTAAGTTTGAAGCGATTATTAACGGGACTGGTCAAACTACAGTAAGTGAAGACCTTCGTTCTGTTGGAGACGGTATTCCGGGAGATCATACAGTAGTAATTTTTTCTAATAGTATAGCTGCACAAAATTTTACTGTTGAAGGACGGGCCTTCCGAACTTCTGGTAGCTCTACTGCTGGATTAACTTGTAGAGCTAACCTGATCGTACATAGGATGTTTAAATGAGCATTTCTTATAGCGCATATGACCCAGAAACCGGCGAGATTAAATTTGTTGCTTATGGACCTGATGATTTTGCTTATCCCGCAGAAAACTATGTCGAAGGCGCTTTTGACCCCGAAGAGTACATAGTAGTAGACGGTCAGGCGCAACGCAAATCTGACTCTGTGCTTGAGCAACAAGCCATAGACAAAGCATGGGCAGACCTAACAATGGTCAGAAATGCCAAGCTACAAGGCTCTGACTGGACTCAAGTACCAGACGCTCCGGTTGACAGTGCGGCTTGGGCAGTGTATCGTCAGCAGCTTCGTGACTTGCCTGCTAACACCACAGACCCGAGAGACGTAACATGGCCCGTGCCACCCTTGTAGCATTTATTGTAGCCTTTTGGGCTGCACTCTTTGGCCTATTCTGGGCTGCTAACTCATTTTCCCACGATGGGGGGTCATTTTCCTACGAGGGGGGCTTCTCAGAGCGATCTAAGGCGCATTTATCAGAAATACACCATGACTTGTATCATGTCGTGATACTGGCTAGACAGCTCTCTGAGGTGCCGTTTGAGATCACTGACGGCCTTCGGACCCCAGAGGAACAGAGGCACTACTACGATACTGGCAAGAGCAAGACGATGAAGTCTAAGCATCTGACAGGCCTTGCTGTAGACGTGGTGCCTATTCCTGTAAGCTGGGAACCTGAAGCCTTCTACCCGATTGCCATTGCTATGAAGCAAGCATCTGACATACTCGATATTCCGATAGTCTGGGGAGGCGATTGGCGCACCTTTAAGGACTATCCGCATTTTGAATTAGTGGAGAGGCCAGATGGTCATTGAGTTCTTGAGCATGGTTGGGGTGCCTATTATAGTCGCCCTCCTATCTTCAGCCGGTCTATGGCGCTTCTTTCAGGCTCGCACAGAGCAGGAACATGAGCGACGCTCCGAGTTTCGTAGAACCTTACAGGAACAGATTGATACCCTGTCTGAGCAAGTCGGCAAGTTGAACTACCAAAAAGAATCCCTACTCCGAGAGATTGCAGAGCTTCGTGAGGCGTTGGCTGAAGCCAAGGCGACAATCCTGCACCTAGAAGAGCTTCTTCGGAGACGGGCATATGAGGATCGTTAAACCCCTAGCAGCCCTATTTGTAGTCCTGTTCTTTCTGACGGCCTGTACGCCTCTAGGCTTGCTCTCACAAGGAGCTACCATAGTCGCAGAGGCCACAGGCAACCCTCAGTTAGAACAGGCTACAGAGCTACTGTCCGATGTTGCGGGAGATGCCGTCCCTATGGCTGGCATTGTCAACATCACTAACACGAACTTCATGCTGCTGGCATTATTGATATTGGGTTGGATACTTCCATCTCCCGGTGAGATACTGAGGAAGATCTTTCACCCTATAGGATGGCTAATCAAAACACTGCTAATTAAAAAATAGATTGGCCAAACTAAAACCCCCGTAGGTTGATTCCCACGGGGGTTCTTTTATGCCTAGATTTAGGGAGGCTTAGAAGCGGAGGCCGATACCTGCAAGGATACGACGCTGGCCACCCTCAAACTGATCGTCGTAGGACCAGCTTACACGGCCATCAAAGTAGACGTTCTCAGCAAGGTTCAGCTTGTAGCCAGCACCTACTTCTCCACCCTGCCAGTCCAGAGACCAGCCGTCGAAGCCGACTTCGGTGTTGACAAAGGCATACTCACCGCCAACGATCATTGGGTGGACAGAAAGCTCCAGATCAGCAGAGACATCACCCCACTCGTTACCATCACCAAAGCCGATGATGTCGCCGCCAGAATCACCCCAACTGTAGTTCAGGCCCGGAGTGATCTTGAACTTACCAAGGTCTGCTTCAGTGTAAGCCCGTGCTTTGAAGTTGCTGTCAGTGGTGCCAGAGAGTTCTGCAAAAGCAGCTACGCCTCCCCCGCTGACACCAGTGCCGAGAGCAATAATAGTCTCGTCTTCAAAGGTGGTGCCAATCTCAAGGTAGGTATTCTGTGGAGAGGCAGTATAAACCTGATCCACCTGTGCTGCTGCCACCCCAGACAGAGCAATAGCAATAATGCCGGAAGTTAGAAATTGTTTCATTTTTTCCTCTTATTATAATTATAAACGAGTGGGGGCCGAAGCCCCCTTCTGTTCCAAGGCCCCTCGGAGGCCCGTCTGTTATGCCGCAATGGCTACAGAAGGTGCAACATAGTTGTTAGCACTTATAGGGATTGGTTCTTACGGAACCACTCGGTTGCCTCATTGTAGCGTCTAGTACCAGTCGATCCTAGTTCACCCCCATAGTTGGTGGAGGTGCGGGGTACTGCCCCCCGGTCCTGCTTACTGTCTTCTACAAATCAACGGCGAACAACTACACCAGCTTCAGGACCTTATTTCCCTTGGGACTGGTGGTAACTTCTGCGAAGACACTAAGCTCATTTGCCCATGTACCGGGAGCAGAATTAATGCTCTCTAGGTGTTTCATCAGGGTCTTCTTCCTGAGCCTCACAGGCACGTTGACAGCGGCATTTAGGCTAATAGTGCCATACACCATGTCACACTCATTTAAGAGCTTAGTAAACTCGGCTAAACTGTATGCTTTCATAGGCTATCCAGTGGAGTGTATAGGTCATAGAG